TGAAGCGATTACTGCCTCTGAGTTGGAATCCTCAGTAAAGATTTCACTAGATGATATCGAAGCAAACGATAAAATCAAAGACACCATTAGATTAGAGTTCGACAAGATTGTTTCTATGTTGAACTTTAATGACTTAGGCCACGAACAATTCAGATCGTGGTACATTGATGGACGATGTGTACACCACCTACTCGTCAATGATGCAAACCTCAAAGCAGGTATTCAAGAAATCCGTCATATGGATTCTGCAAAGGTTCGTAAAGTAAAAGAAATCAAGTATAAGAAAGATCAGAAGACCAATGTCAAAATCGTAGATAAAATTGAAGAGTTCTATGTGTATGACGAGAAACCCGGTCAAGCCAACACCTCTGTCAAACTATCCACCGATGCGGTGAGTTATGTGACATCTGGTGTGTTAGATGAGGGTAGAAAGAAGATCTTATCTCACCTACACAAGGCACTAAAACCCATCAACCAATTGCGTATGATGGAAGATAGTCTGGTAATCTATCGTCTTGCACGTGCACCTGAGCGTCGTATATTCTATATTGACGTAGGTAATATGCCACGTGGTAAGGCAAACGAATACATGAAAGACATCATGTCTAAGTATCGTAACAAACTGGTCTATGATGCGAGTACTGGTCAACTCAAAGATGACCGTAAGCATATGAGTATGCTTGAAGATTTTTGGTTACCACGTAAGGAAGGTGGACGTGGTACGGAGATATCAACACTGCCAGGCGGTGATAATCTGGGACAGATAGATGACATCATCTATTTTCAGAAGAGACTATACCGTTCTCTGAATGTCCCAGTGAATCGTTTGGAACAAGAGTCACAGTTCTCTATGGGTAGATCTACTGAGATCTCTAGAGATGAAGTGAAGTTTCAGAAGTTTATTGATAAACTGCGCCGACGTTTCTCGGTTATGTTCCTTGGTATCTTGAGAAAACAACTTGTACTCAAGGCTGTCATCACTGAACAAGACTGGGAAGAGTGGAAAGATGATATCTACATTGACTTTGTTCGTGATAACCATTTCACAGAACTGAAGGAGATGGAGATCTACCGCGAACGTGCCGGTCTCATGAACGAGATGGTAGGGTTTGTAGGTGAATATATATCTAAAGAATGGGTCATGCGTAATATCATGCGATTCTCCGATGAAGACCTTGAACAAATGCAGAAAGAGATTGATGGTGAAATAGCATCCGGTGAGGTTGTAGACCCGGAGGAGAAGGAAGAAGAGAAACCCCCCGTAGGTAAAGCACCTGTGAAACCTACGGAACCAAAGAAACCGACGCCTCCTAAGAAGGCAACGGTACCAGATGATAAAAAAGATAAGGAACCAAAATGATGCCAGATGATGACGTAGTTATAGGTGAAGTTGGAACAGATCCAATCGATGCACACAACCCGATTGCAGACTTTCTCAAGTCAGTAGAAGATCAAAACTTTGTTGGAGCAGAAAACCAGTTCAACGACATGGTTACTGATCGGTTACAGGATGCAATGGATCAAGCAAAAATAAAGATCGCGACCAACCTCTATGGTGAAGAAGAAGTCGAAGCAGCTCAACAAGAAGTTGATGATGCGGCTGAGGAAGAGGATTTCCCCGATTCCGAACCAGAAGAAGATCAATCGTCTGATGAAGAAGAAGTCTAATATCGAATATGTATAAATATTCAGTAATAGTCTAAAGGTTTCTTATGAAAACGTTCCAAACAATCCGCGAGAAAAAATCTAAAGGTATGCCACCGGGTGACCATGTGTCAGATAAGAAAGTCAATCGACACACAGTCATGGTGCATAAAGAGAAGGGTAAGTTTGTCACCTATATAGATGGTGATAAGTTAGATTCCTTCTCGTCACAAAAAGAAGCGGAGAAAGCGGGTATCGCATTCGCTAAGGAGTTTTAATGAAACTTATATCAGAATACAATCACCATGATGTAGAATGCATCGTGGAACGCAAGGAGAACGGTGACAAGAGTTATGTCATCGAGGGAGTCTTTGCACAAGCAGATCAGAAGAACCGTAACGGACGTATCTACCCTAAGCAGATTATGGAAAGGGCAGTTGCACGTTACGTTGACGAACAAGTATCTAAGAAACGTTCGGTTGGGGAATTAAATCACCCTGAAGGGCCGACAGTTAACTTAGACAAAGTTTCACACCTCATCACCTCTCTCAAGTTCGAGGGAAATGATGTGGTAGGAAAGGCACAAATATTGGATACTCCAATGGGTAAGATTGTTAAAGGTCTTCTTGAAGGTGGTGTTCAACTAGGTGTGTCAACTCGTGGCATGGGTAGTCTTGAGTCGAAGAACGGCACGATGTATGTACGTGACGACTTCATCCTTAACACCGTCGATATTGTACAAGATCCGTCCGCACCGGGTGCCTTTGTAAATGGCATCATGGAAGGTGTAGATTGGGTTTGGAACAATGGTGTTATCGAACCTCAAGTCATTGAAAATATGGAGACTGAAATACGAAACACTCCGAAGAAGCATCTCTACGAGACGCAGATTCGCGAGTACAAGCGTTTCCTCTCGTTGTTAAAAACTAACTATTAGGAGTAAAATGTTATGTCTGATGTAGACCAAAACATCGAGCTTCCAGAAATCGAGGAAGCTAGTGCTCAGAAAATGCCGGTAGGAGATGAAGAGCAGTCAATTGCGGCAACCGATAAGGCAGCAAACGCAACTAACCCTGCGTCGAAGCGTAAAGGTGATACCGCAAATAAAGATGAACCAGATGGTTCACCTAAGACTAAGGCAGCAATGATCAACGCCATGTACAAAAAGATGGAAGGTATGTCTAAGCAGACTCTTTCAGCTATGGCAACCAAGTTCGAAGGTCTTGAAGTAGACATGGACGCAGACGCAGTGGAACTGCCTGAGTTCAATTATACTGATGAACTGGACGCCTTGGTAGAATCAGAAGCCACTTTATCAGATGAGTTTAAATCGAAAACTGCCATCATTTTTGAGACTGCAATTAAGTCTAAGTTGTCCGAGGAAATCGAACGCTTAGAAGATGATTATCAATCACGACTTGAAGAGGAACTGGACGTAACTCGTTCTGACCTCGTAGAGAAGATTGATTCTTACCTGAACTACGTAGTTGAAAATTGGATGACTGAGAACAAGGTCGCTGTAGAGCAAGGTCTCCGCACCGAGGTTGCTGAAGGTTTCATGGATAAGTTGAAAGACTTATTTGTAGAGTCTTATGTAACAGTTCCTGAGTCCAAGGTCGACTTAGTTGATGAACTTGCAGACCAAGTTGAGGAACTCGAAGAGTCTCTTAACAGCCGTACTGCTGAAGTTCTTGCAATGTCTGAGCAAATCGAATCATTCCAACGTGCCGCGATTATTCGTGAAGCGTCAGGTGATCTCGCTGACACTCAGGTAGAGAAACTCGCTTCATTAGTAGAAGCTCTTGACTTTGAAGACGTTGAGTCTTTTCAACATAAAGTTAAGACTGTCAAAGAATCGTACTTTAAGAAGGACGTATCTACGACTGCTGTTGAAGAAGTAACCGAAGACTGGACTGCTGAACAACCACAGTATAACTCTGTGATGAATCAGTATCTGTCCGCAATCAAAAACACAAATAAGTAAGGGAGTATACTAATGCAAGTATCCTATGATAAATTAGTTGAGAAATGGTCACCGATCCTCAACGAAGAAAGTGCGGGCACTATCACTGACGCACACCGTCGTTCTGTAACAGCTGCTGTTCTTGAGAACCAAGAGCACGCCTTCCGTGAAGAAGCTGCAATGAACGGTCAATTAATCGAAACTGCTGGTAACGCAGCTGGTAATGGTGTATCTACTGCTGATGGCGGTACTGGTGCAGCATCTAACTGGAACCCAGTTCTGATTGCACTTGTACGTCGTGCAATGCCTAACCTGATGGCATATGACATCTGTGGTGTTCAGCCCATGTCTGGCCCAACTGGTCTCATCTTCGCGATGAAGTCACGTTACAAGACTACTAAAGCTGGTGTTTCTAGTGGTGACGAAGCTTTGTTCAACGAAGCAGCTGTTGGTTTCTCTGGTGACTCAAGCACTACTGCACAGAGTGGTTCAAGTGGTCTAGAAGGCGCACGTGGAACTTTGGATCTAGATTCTTCTGGTTCTATCGTTGATTCTGGTGCTGTACTTGTACCCGGTTTAGGCGATGCATACAGCACTGCTGAAGCTGAAGCACTTGGTAACACTGGCGAGTCATTTGCAGAGATGGGTTTCACCATCGAGAAGTCAACTGTAACTGCTAAGTCACGTGCACTGAAGGCAGAGTACACCTTAGAATTGGCACAAGACCTGAAAGCAATCCACGGTCTGGACGCTGAAACTGAGTTGGCAAACATTCTGTCTACAGAGATTCTTTCTGAAATCAACCGTGAAGTTATCCGTACTATCAACGCTCAGGCGAAGATTGGTGCTCGTCAACAGAACGTAACTACTAAAGGTATCTTTGACTTGTCATCTGATGCTGATGGTCGTTGGTCTGTTGAGAAGTTCAAGGGTCTTTTGGTTCAGATCGAACGCGAAGCAAACGTTATCGCTAAAGAAACTCGTCGCGGTAAAGGTAACGTAGTAATCTGTTCTTCAGATGTTGCTACTGCCCTTGTTGCTGCTGGTATGCTTGACTACACACCTGCCCTGTCTACCAACCTTCAGGTTGATGACACTGGTAACACCTTTGCTGGTGTTTTGAATGGTCGTACTAAAGTATACATCGATCCATACGCCACTGGCGACTACGTAACTGTAGGTTATAAGGGTACTAACCCATATGACGCTGGTGTCTTCTACTGCCCATATGTACCTCTCCAGATGGTACGTGCGGTTGGTGAGAACGACTTCCAGCCACGCATCGGATTCAAGACTCGTTACGGAATGGCTTCAAACCCATACGTAGACGGATCTGACGGTCTTGCTACAAACCGTACTAACCAGTACTACCGTATCTTCCGCGTTGATAACATCATGGCGTAAGTGTGGTATAAAATAATAAGAGTGATTGGATCGGGAGTTTCCTAGTCGTTAAATCACCTTTTGACCCTCATCTTCGGATGGGGGTTTTTTTTATGTGTTAAATAATGTATAAATATTAGTACAAGGAAGATGTTCGGCGTATCAAGGGGTACGCCTCGCCATTAGTGGGTAGGAAACCACCCTCGGAAATACAATTTAGGAGATTACTATGCGTATTATTGCAATTGCGTTCGCATTGGTTCTTTCTGCTTGTTCTACAGTCGATGCCACTTATCAAGGTGGTAAAGGTGTTGTGAACGGTGTCGCTGAAGATGGTTTCGGTATTACATCGGGAACTTTTGACGTTATT